CTGACTTTCGCTGGTTCTTTGATCGCCTCGGCGTCGAAGTAGTAACGCTCCGACTTCGACAACAGGAAGATGTATTCGTGCGCCTTCGTGCAGCGGTCGCGCACGGACTCTGGCATCGGGTTTGGCTTGTGCCAGATGATGTCCTGACGCAGATACCAGCCATCAGCGCGAAGGGCGAAGGCCAGCATCCAGGGGATGCCGATCAGGTCTTTGTTCTTGAGAGCAGGCACGGTCAGGCCCGCGCCCTTCGGCAGCTTTGGCAGCGCTTCGTCGGTCGCCTGTTGGAATGAAGTGCTGCGCCCGCGATTGCCGTTGTAGGCGTTGTAGGTATCGCCGATGTTCAGCCACAGCGTCCCATCGTCGGCCAGCACGTCGCGCACGCATCGGAACACCTCGACCATCGCGGCGATGTACTGCTCGGGCGTTTGCTCCAGGCCGATCTGGCCTTCGTGCCCGTAGTCTCGCAGGCCAAAGTAGGGCGGCGATGTCACGCAGGTCTGCGCCTTCACGCCTTCAGCGGCCCAGCGCCGCATAGTGTCGCGGCAGTCGCCGAATTCAATGCGACCCCGCGCCATGCGAATGACGTCTTCACATCTCATGCGACCACCGCGTAGGCCAGCAGCACGGACAGGCCAACGATGGAGGCCCAGGCCACCAGCGCCTCGCAGAACCCCATCGGGGACTTGTGCTTCTCGATGCTGTAGGCCCACTCGCGGTCTTGAGGAAAGGCCTCGCGGAGGGTGCGAGGGAAGCGGCGCGTGGTTCACGTTCGGGCTCCGGTTGCGTTGTGTTGCTGTGAATTCTGCTCCACATTGAGACAACCACAACACAAGCCCGACAAAAATACAGGGACATTGGTCCCTGCACAAGTCAGCCAGAGGGGGTCAGTAGAGGGGCTTGATCCAGAGAACCGTGGACGTCCAGGCGATCTGAGCGTCCGACAGGATCTCCATTGACGGCCACAGCACCAGGTTGCAGGTGTCCCTGCGGTAGCCGCGGCGCACGACCGCCATCACCTGCTTGCCGTCAGCCGTGGCCACCAGGCAGAGCTGGTCCATGTTGGACTCAGCGGCCACCTGGGCCGGCGTGACGAACAGCATCCACCCGTCCTTGATGGACGCGTGCGATCGCACCTGCACCGCGTAGGTGCCCACGGGGCAGTCGGCCGGGCCCTTGGCCAGGTCATGCGTGCCTCGCGGCATCAGCGTCACGGCGCCGTGCTCATTGACGTGCGCGGCGATCGGGCAGTTGTGTATGTCCTCCGTCACCTCGATCCCGGCGTTGCGCATCACCTCGTTCAGAGGCACGCCCAGGATCACGGAGATTTGATGTGCATCGTGGGGCGTCATCTTGCGCCTCCCACGCAACATCAACGATACGGCAGCAGGGTCTATGTTGAGCATCTTGGCCAGCTTTCTTTGAGACAGTTGCTTGTCTTGCAGCCGCTCACGGAACCAGTGGGTGTTCATGGTTGAAGGCCTCTTTCGTCAATCTCCAGGTGCGGGCATGGTGACATTGGCTCTACGTTGCGTCAAACGCAAGATAGACTAGACCTTGCGATTGCGCAATTCACAACCTGGAGCGAACATGCCAATTCCCACGATTCACACCATGGACCCCGCCTTCAGCGTCATTGAGCGCCTCGGTGGCAAGGCCGATGTGGCCCACCACCTGAAGCTGGACAAGTCAACGCTCAGCCGCTGGTGCCAGCCGCGGCCTGACGGCACAGGCGGCCAGATCCCGCAGCGCCACTGGCCCGATCTGCTCGAGATGGCGCGCGCCAAGGGCGTGACCATCGAAATCAAGGAGCTTGTCGCAGTCGAGGTTTGACATGTTCGTCGGAGCCCCAACGATGAACAACTCAGACTTCATGGCCGAGCTGCTCGGCGAACTCATATCGGGGTATCACGGCTGGGTATGTACCTTCCGCGCCGACCCGAGCAAAGCCCCGCCCGACGTCTGGTCAGGTCGGCCGTACCGAGGGCTGCCCGCCCAGGCCAGCCTCATCGACAAGGCCGTCGCTGACAACACCTACTTCTGCACCGCCATCCTGCGCTGCACCGATGACGGCGAGATTGTCAGGCGCAAGGAGGCCTTCGTCAGGCTGGCCGTGCTGCTGCTGGACGACGTCCAGATGGATGACGTCAAGGGCTGCAGCTACGCGATCCAGACCAGCCCGGGCAAGTTCCAGGTCGGCATCCTGCTCGACCCGGCCGACCCCGACACCGCCAACCAGGCCCTGATCGACCGCGTGATGTCCGCGCTGGCCGCCCGCGGCAGATCGAATGACGCCTCGGGCAACGCCCTGGTGCGCTACGGGCGCTTACCCACAGGCTCCAACACCAAGCCCCGTGCGGCCGGCACCTGGCAGGTGCGGCTTGAGTCCTGGCAGCCCAAGGTGCGCTGGAGCCTGGCCGACGCGTGCGACGCCGTGGGCATTGACTTGGATGCGCTGCGCGCCACAGTCACACGTACAGCCGAGCGTTCATCAACGCATGCAGGCACGGGCACACATGCGGGCGAGTTCCTGCAGGGCCTGACAGGCGCGCCGAGCGAGCGCGCCTATCACGACTCACTCACGCGCATGGCCGCGAGCCTGGTGGCTGGTGGCATGTTCGCGGGCGCGGCAGTCGAGCACCTCTACAGCCTGATGGACGCGGTGCGGCCGACAGGGCCCGAGGAGGAGGTGCGCAGGTGGGAGGCCAGGCGGGCTGAGATACCGCGGGCGGTGAGGTCAGCGGAGAAGTTTGCGCCTGACACCCGCAAGCCGCCCAGCATCACGGTCAACCTAGCGCCGCCTGTTGAGCAACAGGAGACAAAAAGCGACATCCAGCCCATGGACTGGGGCGCTCTTGAGCACCAGACGCCCGAGCCTCCAGCATGGCGCCTGGATGGCTGGCTGCCCGAGGGCACCGTCACGCTGCTGGCCGCCAACGGCGGTGTGGGCAAGTCCAACCTGAGCCTGCAGCTCGGCGTGGCGCTGGTGCATGGCCAGCAGTTCATGGAAATCGCCACCAAGCCGAGCCGGGTGCTGGTGCTGTCAGGCGAGGACGAAGCGCGCACCGTCCACTTCCGCGTGGCCAACATCTGCCAAGACATGCAGGTGCCCATGGCCAGCCTGGCCGGCCGCATGACGGTCTACGACTTGACGCAGCAGGACTGCGTGCTCTGGCGCGATGGCCACCCCACCGAGCGCATGCAGTGGCTGGCTGACCAAGCCGTGAGGCTGAAGGCTGAAGTGATCGTTATCGACAACGCGTCCGACGTCTTCGCGGACAACGAGAACGACCGGACAGCAGTCAGAGGCTTCATGCGGGCGCTCAACCTGATCGCCCACGTCACGCGAGCCGCGGTGCTGCTGCTGGCGCACGTTGACAAGGCCTCAGTGCGCATGGGCGCGGGCCAAGACACCAACAGCACCTTCAGTGGCTCGACAGCCTGGAACAACTCAGCGCGCTCACGCTGGGCCATGGTGCGCGAGGAGCAGGTGGTCACGATCCGCCATGAGAAGTGCAACCTCGGCCCGCTGCAGGAAGAGATCCGCGTGGAGTTCGACTCCAGCTCCAAGACCTTCAAGCGCTTTGGCAGCGTGCCAGGTGCTGGTGCTGCGGCTGCGCTGTTGAGAAACGGCAACCGCGTTGCGATCCTGCGACTGCTGAACGAGGCTGAGCGCGCAGGGCAGCGGCTTTCGATGTCAGCCCAGGCCAACAACAACGCATGGCTCGGGCTGCGCGGCTCTCAGGACTTCCCACGCCTGGACCGGCGCGAGTTCTTCTCGTTCCTCTTCGAGATGCAGCGCGATGGGCTGCTGGAGGAGGTCGAGTACACGCGCCCCAACCGCCTCAAGGCCAAGTGCCTGGCGCTCACGGAGGTGGGCCGGCTGAGGGTTGCGCAGGGCTCGGGGGCAGCGGCGATGTGGAAGGGGCAGGGCGATGAGTGAGGGTTGCACTCGCTGTGCACTCGCTGTGCACGTGCACTGCACGTGCGGGCTGGTGCAGCAGGGTTGGGGCAGGCAAGGCCCCGCCGCCAAAGGCGGGGGCCTGCCCCCTGCGAAGGGGTGCACGCGCACTCGCTCTGTATGGGGTGTGGGGAGCGCGTGCAGGTGCAACGGTGTGAGAATCGCTCCATGATGACGACGGAGCAATTGGAGCGGCCGGCGGCCGGAAAAATTCCGAGCGAGATGCGCAAGCAGCGGCCGGCGCCCAACGGGCAGGCCCTGCCAGTGGGCCGCGCCAAGGGCACGCCCAACCGGCTGACCGTCGCGCTGAAGGACGCGGTCGAGCGCGCAGCCCGCGACTGCCACCCGCAGGGCCTGGCCGGCTGGCTGGTGGACCGCGCCAACGGGTCGATCGGTGACCGGCAGATCTTCGCGGCCGTCGTGTCCAAGGTGATCCCGCTGCAGATCCAGCAGCACGTGCAGGGCGGCATCAGCATCAACCTCAACTGGTTGGGCGGCCGCCAGATTGGCACAGTCACGGCACAAAACGTGGAGCAGTCGCCGCAAGTCGTTGATCTGATTGAGCAATCCGCCGACAAGTACCGGATTGTTGATCAGCACACACAGCAGCAGGCGCCGGCACAGGCGGCGGCAGCAGTCGCACAGAAGGCCTCAGGAGCACGTGAAGGGCGGGGTGGCTAGGGTGGCCAGGGACAGGGCGCGCTTGGCGCTCCTGGGCCCGGGCAGTGGCCCTGCCGAGGCGGCCGCGGGCTGGCGCGCGGGCCGACCCCCCATCCCCCCGTCGAGCCGGGGGTGGGGGCCTCGCTGAAGCAGGGGCCC